GCATTGCGTTCGGGAGCGTCCCACAATCCGTCGTGGATGCTGTGGAGTCTTTGCTGTCCGCATTTGAGAACGACGCCACTTGGATATCCGTTCAAGAGATTGCCTACGCCCTAGCCACAATCAAGCACGAGACGGCCGGGACGTTCGAACCTATAACGGAACGCGGCTCCAAAAGCTATTTCAACAAGTACGACGGGCGCGAGGATTTGGGCAACACGGAACCGGGCGACGGCTACCGCTATCGAGGTCGCGGTTACGTCCAGATCACCGGGCGCAAGAATTACCGCAAGTTCGGCATCGATGCCGAACCCGAAAAAGCCCTTGAACCGGATACGGCTTTCCCGATACTGAGCGTCGGGATGCACGTCGGCTCGTTCACGGGCAAGAAACTATCAGATTACATAAATGCAAACAAAAAAGATTACAAAAACGCACGGCGGATAATAAACGGAACCGACAAGGCCGATGTTATCGCCGGATACGCCTTCGCGTTCGAGAAGGCGCTGAACAGTTCGGCGGCAGCACCCGTGCCCACAAACACCGCTATTAGCCCACGATCCGACCAAGAGCAAGAGCCTTCCGTTAACGACCCACAGACCGTGCAGCCGCCGATACCCGATAGCACAAAATTGGAAGTCACGCCGGACAGCGTGAAGCTGGAAACAACGAACAGCCCGAAGGGAGATTTACCCGACGCGGCACCGACGAAAGTCTCAACGAATGGCCCTTTGGCGAAATGGCTGTTCTCCGGCGGCGGGCTTATGGGCCTCGGTACGGCGGTCTGGGGGTTCGTGCAGGGGAACCTGAACGCGGTCGGCATCGGGATAATCTGCGTCACGGTGCTGATACTCGCGATAATCTTTCGCGGGGCTATTACGGATGCAATTCGTATGCAAAGCGCATCGGACGTTGATAAACGCAACGTTACGTAGAGGGATATGCTGATTCTAGCCAACATCTTCGGTTATTTGTACGCGCGGCGGCGAATCGTGCTATCTATCGCCGCGTTTCTCGTGATTTTGGTACTTAGCCTTGTGTTGTTCCGTTCGTGCGGTCACAAGGCACCTAAATTGAACGAGCAAGAGATTCAGAACGCACAGAAAGCCATTGCCGTCGAAGATCGCAAAACAATGATCGAAATCCTCTCCAATTCTGAAGTTCGAGAGAAGCAAATAGACGGCAACATTTCCAACGCGAAAGCCGATACGGTGAATGCCATCGCGGACTCGAAAGCGGAGTGGTCGGCGAAGAGCAATCAGGAATTGGCGGATGAGTTAGAAAGGCGAGCGAATCAATGAACATTATCAGATTCTTAATCATCCTTTTTCTCGCCTTGCTGATCGGCGCGAAGGCCGCGAACGCTCAAACGACGGATTGCCCGCCGGATAAAGTCTGCATCACGCGGGAAGCGGCACTAAAAGCCATTGCCGACGGCGACACGGTGAAGGCGCAAGCCGCACAGATCGAAACGCTGAACAAAGCGATTGCGGACTTGAAAGCTGAAATTGAAAACGTCCGCCGCGAATACGTTGCGGCATCGTCCGAAGCGACGGCACTGAAACAGCAGCAAGTCAGGGACGCGGCAATTATTGAGCTATTGCTCAAATACGCAAGGCCGAAAAAAATAGGGTTAATAAATCTTTTCTAGAGGGAATTATGGAACTTAACGATATTCTCAATATGTGGTGGTGGTTCTGGCCATTTCTCGGTGTTTTCGCCGCCGGCGCGTTCGCGGATGATCTCTATTCGAGCCGCGCCTTCTGGTTCGGGTTCTTCGAGAGAAATCCGTTGCACCTGTGGCGGGACAAATACGGCTTCTTCGAGTTCTGGCCGCACCTGATAGCGGAGTTCGTGACGGTCGGGCTGATCGTGCTGCTGTGCGAAACGACGAGTTACGGTTGGGCGTGGTTCTTCGCAGGTTTGGGCGCATATCGTTTCGTTTACGCCTTGACGGATCTGAAAAAGAATCAACGTTACCAGCGCGAGAAGCAAATAGCCTTTTTGACCAATGCCGCATCGGGCATCTTTCCAAGCGGTCTAGGCGCCGGAGCGATCGACAACCCGAACCCCGCGATAACGAAAGCGGACAGGATGTTTTACAAGTACTGCCCGTGGGTTTACGTGCAGGCTGGTTCGGCACTCGAAACGCTAAACGGCGCTTTGCAGACCTACGCGCAGTCCGTCAAGCAGGAGGATTGGTTTCAGGGGCATTAAGTTTTTGCGGCTCGCGCGTTCGGGCAATCAACCGGCTCTGATCTTTTTAGGTTTTGCGTTTGCAAATCAAAAAACTGTTCAACTTCAAGTAACGCCAGCGGGCCGGGAACGCGCGAGCCGCAAAATATCTCACACAAGGGGGAATAATTGCAATCAACAATGGAAGTTAACTGGCCTTCAATCATCGGTGTAACACTCGCACTCGCCGGAACGGTAGTAGGTGCGTCAACTGCCTATCTGTCATTGTTCATCGACCGCAAGCTTGCGATGCACAAGGAGCAGATATTCAACCACATTGACGACCGTTTCGCACTGAAAGACCTGATGGAGGAAAAGTTCAAGCACTTGGGCGAGAAGATATCCAGCCTCGAACGCGATCTGGACGACACGCGAATACACAGGACGGTATGACGATAAAAGACATCGAACGCCTCAACATAAAGGTATGCGACAAGTGCGGGCGCAGGCTGAGAGGTAAGGCGTGCGAGAGGTGTAAGTGAAAGTCTCGAAACTGAAAAAGAACCCGAACAACCCGCGCCAGATAAAGGGCGAGAAGCTGGAGCGTTTGAAAAAGTCCGTTGCGGGTTTTCAAAAGATGATGTCCTTGCGCCCTTTGATCGTTGACGAGAACAACGTCGTGCTGGGCGGCAATATGCGTCTGGCAGCGATCAAGGCTTTAGGGTTGAAGGAAATCCCCGACGAATGGGTAAAACTTGCCGCCGATCTCACGCCGGACGAAAAGGCTCAGTTCATCATAACGGACAATTCCGCGTTCGGCGAGTACGATTGGGACGCCATTGCTAACGAATGGAGTGATTACCCGTTAGCTGATTGGGGGTTGGACGTGCCGGACTTCGAGGCGGTAGAAGAAGCGGGAACGGCAGATGCCGAGCCGCAAATGGACAAAGCGGCGGAGCTGAATAAGAAATGGAAGGTTCGCACGGGCGATTTGTGGCAGATAGGATCACACAGGCTTATTTGTGGCGATTCTACCGCCGCAGAAACGGTTTTACGGCTATTGGACGGCGCAAAGCCTAACCTGATGGTGACGGACCCGCCGTATGGCGTTGAATACGATGCGGAGTGGCGGGAAGGATGTGATTTAGGCGTCGGCGAACGCAGCAAGGGCAAAGTGGTCAACGACGACCGAGATGATTGGACAGATGCCTATCGCTTGTTTGAAGGTGACGTGGCTTACATCTGGCACGCATCTCAGAGATGCGTGCCAGTAGGACTTAACCTGATGGAGTCCGGCTTTGACCTTCGCTATCAAATCATCTGGAAAAAGCAACACTTCGCATTGAGCCGAGGGCATTATCACTGGCAACACGAGCCGTGTTGGTATGTTGTCCGACAGGGTAAGCAGGCACATTGGATAAGCGAGGATCGGACGCAAAGTTCGGTTTGGGATATTTCAAACAATAATTCATTCGGGCACGAAGGTGCGGTTGAGGAAACTTTCGGGCATTCAACACAAAAACCTCTCGAATGCATGGCTCGCCCTATCCGCAATCATGAAGGCGATGTTTACGAACCATTCGCAGGCTCCGGCACAACCTTAGTGGCCTGCCAGAATCTCAACCGAAAGTGCTACGCCATCGAGATAAGCGAGAATTACTGTGCGGTGATACTGGAACGGATGCTGACCGCCTTTCCAGATATCGAGATAAAGAGAATCGAGAATGCCAAAGGCAAAGGAACAAACTAAACGGAAAGCCGGACGCCCGAAAGCCGAAATAGACTGGCAGAACGTTGCCCGTCTGCTTGAGGCTGGAGCATCAGGTGTCGGCATAGCGGCGACAATCGGCGTCGATGAAGGGACATTAAGAAAGCGATGCGAAAGTGACAATAATTGTAGTTTTTCCGAGTTTTCGCAACAAAAGAAAGCGAAGGGTGACGAACTGTTACGCACGGCACAATTCAAGACCGCGATGGCGGGCAACGTGACGATGCAGATATGGCTCGGCAAGCAAAGATTGGGGCAAGCCGAAAAGCACGAACTCACCGGCAAGGACGGCGGGGCGATTGAGGTGGCGACAAGGGTTATTGAGCCAGAATAGGGTAAAAATTAAGTTATTGATTCTAAAGGAGAAAATGCGGTCGCTCCACGTATGAAATACAAACGATAAATGGCACACGGTGACGGAAAACTTAGGACGTTCGACTTCAGCGATGCAAGGCTCTACAACCGTGCGTACATACCGCTGTTCCGCAACGACGCGGAGTTCCTGCATCTGTGGGGTTCCGCCGGTTCGGGCAAATCGAGATTCGCCGCGCAGAAGGAAATAGTGAAGTCGTTCCTTTCGACACGGAAAGGCCGCAAAACCCTGTGCGTCCGCAAGGTGTTCAACACGATAAAGGACAGCATCTATTCCGAACTGAAAACCGTCATTTACGAATGGAAACTTGAGGATTGCTTCGACATTCTCAAATCCCCGCTGCAGATAACGAACAAAGTGACGGGCGTTGTGTTCCTGTTCATAGGTTTGGACGATGTGGAGAAGGTTAAATCGATATCGGGTGTCGATCGCATCTGGATCGAAGAAGCGACGGAGCTGACGCAGCAGAGCGAGCTTGACCAACTGCGCCTCAGACTGCGCGGGTTCGACAAGGTTCAGATAACCCTGAGTTACAACCCCATAGACGAACACCACTGGCTCAACACGGAGATACACGAGAACAAACCTTTAGGGCACGATTTCTTCCACAGCACGTACCGAGACAACGAGCAGATGCTGGCGAAGGATGCCAACTACGCTCAGTTCATCGAACGCACGAAGGAAACGAACCCTAATTATTACCGCGTGTACGGGCTAGGTCTGTGGGGGCAGGTCGTTGAGGGGCTGATATACCCGCAGAGTCAAACCGGCGTGGAGTTCCCGAAGGACGCACAGGGGAAAGACGATATTCACCATTACGGGCTGGATTTCGGTTTCAGCGACCCTTGCGCTTTGGTGGCCCAACACGGGCAGGATGCATCGCCGAAAAAGAACCTGATAATGAAGGAAGTGCTGTACGAATCCGGTTTGGACGGCCCGGCGTTGGTTGCACGGTTCAATTCGCTGGGCGTTCGTAAAGACCGCTTGATAATTGCCGATAATGCCCGTCCCGAGATGATAAAAAGTCTCAAGGATGCGGGCTATCGCGTGCGGCCGTGCGAGAAGTTCGCGGGTTCCGTGCTGTCGGGCATAAACAACGTTCGCAAGTTCAACATACAGATCGCATCGGGTTCAAAGAACGGCAACCGCGAGATACACAATTACCAAAAGAACCAGGTTCAAGGCGTCTGGCAGGAAGAACCCGCCAAGAACCAGGTGGATCATTTTTGCGATGCGATGCGGTACGGGGCGGAGGCTATAAACATTCAGCCGTGGAACGTGGGCCGCAGGGCGATAAGATAATGACAAACAAAGTAAACACGACACACAAACTTTATGACGGCCTCGAAACAAAGCGGGACGTATTCCGCTCAGTCAAGGGCGGCACAGATGCTTTGCAGGCGAAAACGACGACGTATTTACCAAAATACCCGGCGGAACAGGCGGACGAATACAAAGCACGATTGACCGCTTCCACGATAGACGGCATCGTGTCCGGCGGTGTCGATTCGCTGACCGGTGCCGTGTTCTTCGGGGACATAGATACCAGCAAAGTCAACCCGGCTATAGTGCCTCTGTTGGAGAACGTCGACAACAAGGGAAACCATTTCAACGTGTTCGCCCGGCAAGCCTTCGACGCGTCGTTCGAGGGGTGTTCCGTTATCGTGGTAGATCGTCCCAACGTGGCCGCACCCGTGACATCCCTTGAGGACGAAAAGACCCTGAACATCCGCACGTATTGGAGGCTGTACAATGCCGGGGATGTTATCAACTGGCGATATCGCGTCAATCAGATATCGAAGGCCACCGAACTTGAGCTGATAGTGTTCAGCGAAAAGACTGACGAAGTTGTTGACCGTTTCGAGGTCAAACAGGTGCAGAAGTACCGTGTATATTTCCTCGACGGGAATACTGTCAATTGGGAACTGTGGCGGAAAACCGACAAAACGGGTGACGCAGAGTTCGACCTTGAGGATAGCGGCGTGCTGCCTCAATATTCGGCCATACCGGTTGCCATAGTGGGGTGCCTCGACGACGAACCGAGACTGCTTGTCGAATCGCGTCTGGAGGTCAAAGCCTATCAGAAAGAGTCCAGCTTCGACGTTATCGAGTACCTGAGCATCCCGATATTCTGGACGGTCGGCTACGAAGGGGAAGAACCTATTTCGTTCGGCGCGTCAACTCACGTCAAGATCCCGACAGGACAAGGCAACGGCGTCGGGTTCGCCCAGATAGATTCGGCGGGCCATATGTCATTGAAGGACTCCATCAACACGATAAAGGAATACATCAAAGGGCGTTTGAACGAACTGACCACATCGGCGATGTCGGCGGACAAAACAGCGACTCAGACTTTGGTCGAGGATCGGGACAAACAATCCCGTCTCATAGTGTGGGCGGAACAGTTCAAGGATGCGCTCGAATTGGCGTTAGGGTTCACCGCCGAATCGATGGGGATGAACAAAAATGAAGGCGGCGAGATAGTCCTCAACACCAAGTGGGTTGTCGAGAAACAGCAGGCGGACGAAGCGAAGGCCGCACAAGCGGAAGCCGACAAAGCCAACGTCGCGGCAACTTTGGCGAAGGCGAATAATAAATAAAATGAACAATCAGGAAAGACTTCAATCCAGGATCGAACCTATTAAAATTCTCTCGATGGAACGCATCAATTATTGCTGGACGCTTGAGTTACAGAATCCAGCCCAAAAGCAACGCAATCGCGTAACCCCGGCCCGCCTCGTCGGCAGGTTGGAAAGTGACCAATCCCTGGACATCGCGGCGGATTTTATAAAGAGCAACTACAAGGAATAAATGGGCATCTCGCAGGAACAATTCGAGAAAAGCAAGGGCGTAGCACTGCGTGTTATAAAACGCGCTGATGTCGAACAGCGCAAGGAATATCTATCGCGGCACCAGCGTTCGATGCTCGATCTTTTGGCGGAACTGGAGCCGGATTACTTTTTGCAATTGGCTGAAAAAATTCGCTTGCAAAAACGAATTGCGTAACATATTATTGTCTTGACAATTTAGACCGTTCGGGTCACCACTCTTTTACAGAGTCACCGCCCGCGAGATTCTAGGATGAGCCTAGCGTTTCGCGGGCTTTTTGTTTTTTCTACAACATCGCAAGGCGGCGCACCCAGAAGCAAGGCTTCAGAATATGGCACTCAAAATCAAGATCGGCAAGGCCGAACACGACGCGTTAGACGAATCTTTGAAAACCCTTTACGTCCCCGACGGCGACAATTTCAAATTGGATGCCGATTATGAGGACGTTGACGGCCTGAAAGCCAAGCGGGACGAACTTCTCGCAAAAGTTGCCGAGGCGAACAAGGCGTTAAAGGCTTTCGAAGGCCTCGACCCCGCGAAGGCGAGAGAGGCGGTGGAGAAACTGAACAAGTCCGAGGACGAGGACCTGCTGAACAAGCGGAAATTTGACGAA